ACCTCCACCGCCTAACCCTGCAAAAGAAGCTTTGAAGGCTCAATTAGAATTAGAATTGATGCAGCAAGTTATGCCTAGAATAGAAGAAATACTATCTCCTGGTGATGATGGCGTTGTAACCTTAAAACAACAAGAGCTTGCAATACGTGCAAAAGAAAATGAAGATGATAAGATGATCGCAGAGGAAAGGATTAAACTAGACAAAGCTAAGCTTAAACAGAAAGATCAATCCGAAGAAGAGAGGTTAAAATCTCAAGAAGATATAGCAGCAATGAAAGTTGGTGCAGAAAGAGAAAGGACAAGAAAAGATGGCAATAAATCTTCCTAATTTAAGGAATTTAGTTTTTGACAGAGAGGGTATGCCTAGCCTTAGCTCTCTGGGCATCGACCCTTCGAACCTTCCTACAATAAATCCTGGAACTGTTAGGAAAATGCCTCAAGCAGAACCAGGCACTCCGACTTGGTGGCAAGGAGCAGGATACCCAGACGCAGCCACAGCTATACAGTCAGGTAATTTTACGTATGACATGGACAAAGGATGGCAATTAAAACCAAATGCAGTAACTCCTGCTATGGAAGAAATAGCAGCTAAATCTACTCCACCTACAAGGGACACCAGTTCTTTCAAGCCTTTATCTAATATGGTATCTACTGACTTGGGACCTTTAGGAACAAGTGGTCTTGCTATGATGGAAGATGAACCAATCACTATGGCCTCTGACTCAACGTCACCCATATCACTTATGGTTGAGCCAGAGGTCACCCCCATGGATAGTGACATAGATAGGATGATAGAAAAAGCTATGAAAGAAGCCATGGTTTCTGGAGATGTACCAGTACAAGCTGCTGATGATCCTATTCTTACAATCGACCCAGTACAAGCAGCCGTTGATGCTGCTGTGGGCAATGGTCAACCGACCACGGACGATACTATTTTGAACATGGACGACATGCCAATAGGGGCTATGGTAGTAACTCCATATTACAATCCCGCAACAGGCGAAACTTTTGACCAAACTAATACAGCACAACCTGTTCCAGATGGTTTTATACCTGTCCCAGAAGGAGGCATTCCTGCTAAAACAGAAACCCCCGCACAACCCGATTTCATGACTCAGCTACAAGAACTTATTGCACAAATGCAAGCTGAACAAACTGCCGCAGCCGAAGCACAAGCAGCCGCAGCAGCTGCCCAGCAACAACAAGCTGCTGAAATGGCACAGAATTATATGGTTGGGCAACCAGCCGTAGGCTATAACCCGTATCAAAGCGGACAATATCAAAACAACCCGTATGGCTCTGCTGGAGTACCAGACATGGGAGGTATAACATCTATACCAGTCCCTGCAGCCTACCAACCTTATCAACCACTAGGGGGAGCAACATAGATTTACTACAATTCGCGACAGCTGTACTGCGCGCCATAGATGAAAAAGAACAGCAACTTCAAGAAATACTCTCCAACGGCGAAGTCCGAGATTGGGAGCATTACAAGAATCTGACTGGTCAAGTCGAGGCGTTGAATTACACACGAGAAGAGATTCGACAACTAATGAAAAACCAGGAGATATAAATGCCAAATCCAAGCACTTTAGCAATGGAAGAACAATGGAAGAAAGAAGAAGCGGACAAGTCTGCTTTAGAGAAAGCTTACCAGTCAGGTAAGAAGAAAGGAGACGCGACTACGCTAGATCCTAATAAATTAGATTCAGAATTACTAGACCAATTGCCTTCACCAACAGGGTGGAGGATTATGATATTACCGTACAAGGGCCAAGGACAAACCGAAGGTGGTATTGTTCTAACGAGTGAAACTCGTGAGAGACAGCAGATAGGAACGCTGCTTGGCTACGTACTAAAAGTCGGACCGCAAGCGTACGACGGAGAAAGATTTTCTACTGGCCCTTGGTGTAAACCAGGAGACTGGGTATTGATTGGAAGATACTCAGGATCAAGGATACAAATCGAGGGCGGAGAAATAAAACTGTTGAATGATGATGAAATCATCGCAACGGTTCCAGACCCAGAAGCAATTCTGCATCAATTTTAATAACCATGGAGAACGACCATGCCTGAGCATAAACTAAATATGAATGCCGCTGAGGAAACAGTACAGTTAGATGATACTGGTCCTGAGGTGGATGTTGACATAGACGACGGGGGAGCTTTACCTATAGATCCTCAGCAACCTACTAAGCCTGTACTAGGTGACGAGGGAGCTGCGGAAGTAGTACCAGAGCCTGAACCCGAAGAAGCAAAAGCTGACGATCACGAAGAATACAGTAAAAGTGTAAAGAAGCGTATCGATAAGCTGACTGCTAAATTAAGGGAAGCTGAACGAAGAGAGCAAGCAGCAACGCAATTTGCTGAAAACGTAAAAAAAGAAAACGAAACATTAACACAACAAAAAACGAATTTAGATAGTAACTATATTGTAGCTGAAGCCAATAGGATCTCAGCTGAAACCGAAGCAACAAAAAACATTTTAAGAAAAGCAAACGAAGAAGCAGATATCGATGCACAGACGAACGCACAACAGAAACTAGCAGCTCTTGCCGTTGAAGCTCAACGCGTACAAGCTTTAAACCAAGAGCGCACTGCGCAAGCAGCGCAACCCCAACAGGTAACACAGGATATTCCGAGAGAGCCACAGCCACAGCCTCAAGAGTATTCTGAACCAGATCCTAAAGCTCAAGCATGGGCAGAAGAGAATCCTTGGTTCGGAAACGACAAAGCTATGACTATGACCTCGTTTGCTTTTCATGAAGATTTGTTGTCAGAAGGGTTTGACCCCGCAAGCAATGAATACTATGATGAGATTAATAATAGGATTCGAAACGAGTTCCCTCATAAATTTAATGATGAAACTCAGACGAGCCAACCCGCTCAGACGGTAGCACCCGCAAAGCGAAGTGCAAAGCCAGGGCGCAAAACTGTGAGACTCACACCCTCACAGGTTGCAATAGCAAATAAATTGGGTGTGCCTTTAGAAGAGTACGCAAAATATGTTGAATAACGTGGAGCAACGTAAATGACTGACAATAATAAAAAGACTGACGAAAATCGTCAACCACGCGAAGCCCAAACTCGCGAAACTCAAGTAGCGCGAAGACCATGGGCTCCCCCGTCTGCCTTAGACGCACCTACACCCCCTGAGGGTTACATTCACCGTTGGGTGAGATTAGAAATCAGAGGACAAGACGATCGTAAGAACGTCGTGGCCAAAATGAGAGAAGGATGGGAGCCTGTTAGATCAGACGAATATCCTGACTTCGAATCTCCAACAATTGATGAAGGTAAGTTTGAAGGAGTGATTGGTGTTGGTGGGTTAATACTATGTAGAATGCCTATCGAAACTGTACAGGAAAGAGCTGACCACTTTGCGAGTAAAACGCAAAGCCAGATGGATGCTGTAGATAACGATATGATGAAAGATGGTACGCACCCCAGCATGTCTATTAATAGACCAGACAGACAGTCGCGCGTAACAATTGGTGGAACTCAAGGTTCGTCAAACAACTAAGAGTTCTTTATAATAATTCTTGTAAATTAGAGAAAGAATATGGCAAATGTAGATAAAGCCTTTGGGTTAAAACCTTATAAAGGTCTCAATGTCGGTTCAGCCGTTCAAGAAGCTAATAAATATAACATCAATCCATCAGGATATGGTACAAGCATCTTTCAAGGTGACTTAACTATATTTAATGGAGGATACATCGAAAGATCAGCAGCTGGTTCTGCTAATAACGTAGGTGTGTTATCGCATGTTTTTTATACAGCTACTGACGGAACTCCTACCTTTAAGAATTACTATCCAGCATCTACAACGGCACTTGGTAGCGGAGACATAGAGGCTTATATCTATGACGATCCGAATCAATTGTTTGTTGTTCAGGCGGATGGTGCTTCAACTATTGCAGCTATCGGCAGAAATGCAGATACTGATGGTATTGGTGGCAGTACAACAACTGGCGTAGCTACTCGCGAGCTCGACTCTAGTACACTAGCAACAACAGCAGCACTTCAGCTTAAAGTTGTGGGCGTAGTTCAAGATGATAAAAACGGAGACCTTTCAAGCAATAATGCGAACTTAGTTGTTCTCATTAATGAACATGCTTATAGAGGTCCTGTTGCAGGAACATAAGGAGTAATTTAGATGGCAATTTCCAGAGGACAATTAGTCAAAGAGTTACTTCCAGGTCTAAATGCATTATTTGGTCTTGAGTATGATAGATATGAAAACGAACATGAAGAAATTTTTGACGTTGAAAACTCTGATCGTGCTTTTGAAGAAGAAGTAATGTTAACAGGCTTTGATCAAGCACCCGTTAAATCAGAAGGAGCAGGCGTAGCGTTTGATTCAGCCCAAGAGGCTTTCACGTCACGTTATACCCACGAAACCATAGCTTTAGCGTTTAGCATCACAGAAGAAGCGGTAGAGGATAACCTATACGACAGATTGTCGGCCAGGTACACTCGTGCGCTTGCAAGAAGTATGTCAAACACTAAGCAAGTCAAGGCAGCAGCTGTATTAAATAATGCATTCAATTCAAGCTTCGCTGGCGGCGATGGAAAAGAACTTTGCGCAACAGATCACCCAACTGTGGGCGGTCCTAATTTGAGCAATGAACTTTCAACATCTGCTGACCTAAGTGAAACTTCACTTGAACAAGCATTAATTGATATTGCAGCTTTCACTGACGAACGTGGTTTGAAAGTAGCTCTTCAAGGAACGAAATTAATCATTCCTAAAGAACTACAATTCGTAGCTGATAGAATATTGGAAACTCCAGGCAGAGTTGCCACGTCTGATAATGACATTAACGCCATGAGAAACATGGGTATGATTCCTGAGGGATATACAGTTAATCATTATCTGACTGACACCGATGCTTTTTTCATTAAGACTGATGCACCGAACGGATTTAAAATGTTTAATCGTTCACCAATCAGAACTTCAATGGAAGCGGATTTCGATACTGGTAATGTTAGGTACAAAGCTAGAGAAAGATACAGCTTTGGATTCTCGGATCCACGTTGCGTCTTCGGTAGCCCAGGAGCATAACACTCGATTAGTTTAATGGAACCCTGCTGGGGGTTTCTTACTCAACCCAGCAACCTTATCTTTTCTACACATTTCTATTTTTTTCTGATACGATAATCTCATACCGAGATAATTTGTTATACCAACTGACTCGGCAGACTTACTCCAAGATGGTGTAACACATTTAGTTAGGAGAAAAATATGGCTAAATCAACATTTTCAGGACCAGTCAGATCATTGGCTGGATTTATATCAGCAGGTAGTACATCGTTTGTTAGCTTAAC